TCTTGTTTACCTTCAATCAAGCATATTATTGCCTGATAATTACCATCTGACTCTTTTTTAGAATTCTTTCGAATTTCTCGAATATCTTTTGCAATTCGAAAGAAATAAATTAGAACTATAATACTTATAACAAAGGAAATTAGATAAATACAAATAGTAAATCCACTTGGTTCATTTGAATACATAATACATTGAATTAAGTTAGTAATAGTAATTATTGAGAACAAAGGTACAAATTAAATTAACGCAAAAATCCCCGAATCATAGATTGGGGAATAAAACTTCTAAAAATTTATTTTTTCAACTCTGCCTTATTCGGGCGTTTTCCGCCTTTTGCTACTTTTGGCGGGACAAAAGTAGTCCAAAAACAATGCTTCACCCCTCTTTTTTAGAGCAGTGAAGCCACTTTTCAGAACGTTTTAAGCGTTATTTTGCTGCTGTTGGGTGTACTTGCTTTTCAGAAAAAACAAAGCAAAGAGGGTAAAAATCCATTTTCCTGTCTTCCTGCTCAGGTGTTGTTACTTCCTCCTTTTTTTCGTGTCGTTTCGGACTTCCCCACAACAATAAGGCTTTTTCTCCTTTATTCACACTCATGTTTATTTCATTCCATTGGTGCATAGTTTTCAAATTTACGTGTCCGTTTTTTGCGTAAATATCAATTACTCCTTCGTTTACAGTATCATATTTCCCCTCTTTTACAAGTATCTGAATACCTTTAGAAAGTGCCTTTAATTCGTCCCTCTTTGCTTTCATGGCCGCCTTTTGAGCTTCCGTTGGTTGGCGTTTAGTAGAAAATTTTCTCTTTGCTTGTATATTTGCCTGAGTTTCCATACTTTTGTGATGTTAGTTTTTAAAATTTGATTTTTTGAATTAATAAAAAGTTAAGCGTGTGAGACGGCTCGAAATCCAGTCTCACACGCTTTTTTTCATCCTACCAATTCAGTTTCTATTTTAGAAACCTCATCCAAAATTTTGGTATTTAAGCCCATGATAAAGAACAAAATCAAATCTGTGTTTGAAATTGTAAACTTTTCATCATCACGATATCCACCATTAGTCGTGAATGTCAACTTAAATTTTGTTGATTCAAAATTGCCAGAATTAATCTCCTGGTCAATCTGTTTTTTAAATTCCTCAAGCGATGAATTTTTCAAAAGGAAAACAGCCCGATTATCGGCTAACCTTTTTTTGTGTGTAATTTCTTGAAGTTGGGCTTCAAGTTTAGATGTTACGCTCTCGATTGTCTCGTTAGTTGGTTCAACTACTTTCAAATTGTTTTTCATAAAATTTTGTTTTTGTAAATTAATAAAAAGTTTATTCGTCGGGGAGGCTCGATTTCCCCTTTTGCTACGCTAAATTACTACAATTTAGCGACATACACAACACTAAACAGCTATTAATCAACTGATTAAAGCTAACTTTCAACATCCCAATATTAAACACGCACATAAATATGAAATAAATCAAATCCAACCAACCGAAAAAACTTTTCTAACTCTTAACTCATTTTTCCGAAAACAATCAATTACAAAACTTTTATGAAGCAAAAATATAATCTAAAATCATGATTATATTAAAAAACATTAATTCAATATGCTGATAAACATAATGTTGATTCAAAAAACTGCATTTTTCAAAAAAATATTTTTTTAAAATGACGTACTACCATACTACTACCAACAAATATCTAAATATCAGCAACTTACAAACAAAATTAAGTAGTAACATTATTTTGGTAGTAATTAGTAGTAACGTTATTCAAAAAATAAAAATCATAAGGTTACTACCTTTATTATCCTGTAATTCAATTAATTGCACAGAATAATAGTAAGGTAGTAAAGTAGTAAGCTGATTTTTTATTTTGCACTCTTTTTTATATCTTTTTCTTAATATTACATATAACGTTATGATAATGTGTAATATAATAATATATAAAATAAAAAATATGATACAGAGATATACTTTTAGATCGGAAATTCCCCGCTTTGCTTCGTCCAAACAGTAAAAATAATCACCGGTGATTTAGTTACTATTTTCATTTACATCTAAATGGTTTAAATGCACACAGTTACAACCTATAAAAGCCGTAATTCTTTCGTCATTTTTTGCCATTTTCCGCCTTTCAGCATCAAATAACACTGAAAATCAGCCACAAACGCCTTTGCAAACTTTTATTTAAAGTTTGTTTGAGTCGATAGACCCCGCCCCGCCCTCTCGGTCACTTGTCATTACACCCTTTGAAAAGCGTGTTATATGCTAAGATACGTTAATAAAACGGCGTGGAATTGTGAAAATGCACGGTAATACGGCCATTACTCTTAAAATTTAGCTATTCGCTCAATTTTTTGTGTAATGACATTATGCTTCCTACAAAAATCAATGGTACATTGTGTTTTGGAAGCCTTAAAGGTGGGTTGAATGAAATGAAGTGAGCGACTATACGAAGTCGCTCACCATGCTTGAGTTGAATGAGGATTCAACTGGGAAGTTGTTCATGCCAATGTACAAGCTGTCGAATGCATCAGTAGCATCGGTTCTGTGTTCGCGTAAGTCTTCGTCACTCTCTGCGAGCTTCTCTCCGCGCTTATCTTTCTTGAACCCTTCAGGACCCTGATAGATTCCTGTTTGTTCCATAGCAAGCAACAGAGCTTCGTTATTGCTCTTGTTGAACATAGGGAACAAACCTTTCTGTCCTTTCAATCCCATGTTGATAAGAAGGTGCTTATCCATGTGATTAAGTGGATTGCCAATGTGTATGCCAGTAGCATGCCACTTGTTACGCCTGAAAGTATCCATTACAACAGTGGCAAAGTCACTGTCATTCACTGCATAGTTGCTACCAAGTGCTGTGTTGTCATAGTAATAGATTACTTCTTTGCATTGCTGATCCCTGTAGTAATGGCAAAAGTCATTGACCAACTCTACCAATTTACGATCATACTTTACAAAGAAAGAATTCAACACCTTCAGTTTGATTCCTGAGCGTTGTCCTGCCACTATCCAATTGATATTGGCATTGTAGTCCATTGAAATACAAATAGGCTTATTTCGGTCTAAATCGCCATCCTGAAGGCATGATAAGTCTTTTGTTTTTGTAAAGTCATACTCAAGGTTCAGTAAGTAGGAATTATCATAATCGGTGTAATAGTGCATTGATTCCTTCAGGTTGTTGTAAAACCCATCCTTGAGTAAACCAACACGTTTACAAAGTATCGACGTTTGGAAAATCAATGGTGGTAAATCACGCTTCATCTGTTTGATATAAGAATCGCCTAATACCAACAGATTTTCAATTGAACTAAATACATTGTAATCGACTGCAACGCTTTGTAATTGAGCTAAGTCACGACAAAGGGTTTTATAATAATCAAACAGATATGATTTTGGCTGTATTCCTTTGGCTTGAAATTCTTTAATCTTTTGAAGTATTCTCCACTTTTCGTAAATGAGTCCATCAATGTGCTCAATTAGTTCTGTATCGCATTTTTCCTCATATCCTAAGAACCAACTACCTTTCTTGGTGGTTGGCATATCGGATATAATCATCATTGAATGGTGCCATGGTAAATGGCCAAAGTGTGCTTTAGTTCCCCCATTGGCCGGAATGGTTTCATTATTCAATTTTTCGAAGTCCAGGAACTTGGCTTCGTCGCAAAGAATAGAGTCAAACGTCATGGAGTTGGATGATCCGGGAACATCCTGAGAAATGATTGGCATAATGCTTCCATTGTACCAGGTGATGCAATGATCGTAGTTAGCCGGCTCTAATCGTGGCTTCTCGAATTTTAGTGATTTTTCGGGCTTTCTACCAATTACATAATGAACATTGCGTTTAAATCCGATATTGTCAAACCCTTCCAATGTTCCTGGCAATGTTCGGGTATTTGCTTGCTGAAATGTACCGGCAATGATGCCATGGGTACCGCGCGGCATTCGTTGCATATTGCGCTGAAGGTAAGGCTGTGCAATTCCGTGAGATTTCCCGAGACGACGGCCGCCAATCACGACTGTAGTTTTGCATCCACGAAGCATTACTTTGCGTTGGCAGTCATTGAAATATATTTGCTTGATTTCCTTACTGATTGGCATATTTTTCTAATTCTCGTAGGTCCATTTCTTCATAAGTGACATCTTCTATATCACCCATATATTTGTTTTTCATAGCTGCAATTTTCTCCCTGATATTTGGAACTCGTTTGATTCCAAGAACTGTAGGATCATCGGTTGGCTCATACAATTGTGGAATGATTTCTTCCCATGGTATGCGCTCTGCATCTTCCTTATCGAGCTGATTGTATTTTCCATAAGTGTTGGAAGCTTTCACCATGCTATCAGGGTCATTCTTCAGCTCAGCCATTTCATAGGATTTCTGAATCATGTTGTTGAACTTGAATCGGTGCCAGTCTTTTGATTGTCGGTTGATTGACCCTAATAAATCTTTGATCAATCGCAAATCCTCATACGCTGCGCTGCGCTCAATTCCAAACTGATTTTGTAGGTGTTGAATTATTTCCCGGTCTTTTTTTGACGGGAATTCGTTCATTATGGTATAGCCTGAACGAATGCGTAGCAACTTATCACGCTGCTGTTGTGGTAAGTGTGACAGTTTATCGACGTCATCGTAAAGGTGCTGCACACAGATATCGTAAGTGTCTCGTTTAGCCATTTTCGTTTAATGTTTGCTCAAGCATGTATTTTTGTGTCAACTCAATTCCAATTGTAGATCCAGCTTTCCCCAGTTCAATTTCCTGCCGGCGAAGTGATAGGATAGTTTGTGTTTTGTGTAGGTGATAAACTTTTGAAACTTCGTGGCTTTTATCCTGGATCAATAATCTTAGTTCATCCTCATCGAAATCCATCAGTATGGCGATATCGGTGATTGTCATTAGTAATCCTGCGAACTCACCAATTTTAATTAATTGTTCCTCTGTGTACTGCATTTTGTTTCAATCGGTTAACTGATTCTGATAAATTTTCATAGATAATAGCATTGGTAGTTACGAGCTCGCATTCTTCGCGGTTTCCACGGGTAGCGTTTTGACTTCCTATTACACATACCTGGTACTTGTTTGATTTGACCAGGATAATTTTTGCGTGTGTTTTGGCATAGTAGATTTCATCGAATGTATTTTCGGCAAAGCGGATCAGGTTCTCCGTTTTCTGAATGGCTTTGAAATCTAATAGCACGGTAATTTTGGCTATTAATCCCATCTTCCGGAACATGTGTACCTTTCGAATAAATTCCTCCGAAATAGAGAATGTAATTACTGTTATTTCGGCCGGTCCGGTTTGCTTGAGTAACCACTCAAGTAAATCATACAGCTGTACGCCTGAATCCAAATAAGCCCCGATATAATCAGGGCTTAATGGTTTCAATATGGAGTTGATTTTATTCAACTTCTTCTTCAATTTCCTGTGAAACTGCCTTATTGTATAAGTCTTCTACTATCTCAGGATTAAGCTCCAGTTCTCCGAATTTACCCAACGAAACAATTGTTGAAATCACAATTTCTTTTTCAATGTCATTTTTCAACAGCATTTTAATTTGGCTGATTACATTTTCTTCTGGAGTTTCAATATTCTCTGCCGAAGAATCGGTGTTGGTAGTTTCAGTTACTGCAGCAGCTGGAGTTACTTCAATATTTCCACCTGCAGGTAAATTTTCAACCACCGGTGCTTTTTCTTCCTCAGTTTCTTTTACTTCCATAACTATCACACCCAATGCTTTGAGTTTATCAGTGATTTCAGGAGAAACTGTTTGACCGTCGAGAATCAAATCATTGTAGCGATTTTGAGTTTCTTCCAGGGCTTTTTCGGTCAATTCTTTTTTTGCAGCTGCGCGACTAATGAAAGTTCGTGCGGCTTGAATTTGCTTAATGTCAAGTGCAACACCGGAAGGTTTAGTTACATATTTCAATAAGTCGAATGTGTCGTAGGTTTCCCAGTTGGCAATTAATGTTCTGTCAAGCTCCATCAACTCAGTGATAAATGGAAGGCGATCGGCCATAGTTGAAGTTC